TGCGTCATACTCGCACCCGACGACCTGTGCCCCTGCCCTGCGCAGTTCATCCATGAAGCGCCCGCACCCACATGACGGCTCAAGGACGCGCTTCCCCTTGATGCCATAGAGATCCGCGACGATCTTTTGCACCACCTTGGCGGGCGTCGGGTAATATTGCAGATCCTTGCTGACATTGGTGCCGGTCCGCTGCTTGCTTGGGCGCTCCTCGGGGCAATCGGCCAAGACCTCGCCGTAATATTCGGCCAAGGCGCGGTTGATGTCGGCCAGCGTGTCAGGGGCAAAGAACAGATGCCCGTTGCCGTTGCTGAACCGCTTGAGCCAGACGCCGCGCTCTTCACGCAGGCTGTCTCCGTCCTTCATAAACCCCTCGATGTCGCCGTAGGACGGCAGGGGAATGCCCTGATAGGCGGCGATGGCGTTCAGGATGTTCAGCAGCCTGTCCCGCCCCCATGACCCATAGCCGCTGACGTTCGACAGGATGACGCGCTTGGGCAGTCCCTTGACGCCGACCTTCATTTTCTCGTGCGACTTGAAGGCCGGGTCCAACTGGCTGAACACCTCCGCCAAACCGCGCAGGATCGACCCCCACGGGTCCATGACATACGCCCCGAACTGATCGCGGATGTTGTCGATGGTGAACGGCGGGGGCGATGCGAACATCTGTTCGATGCGGCGCTTGTCCTCGGCGCTGACGATGGTTTCCAGCTCATACAGCGAATAGGTGTGACGCCATGCCGAAGCGAGAAGAGCCTCCTCCGCTTGCCGTTGGTAGATGTCGCCTGTGTTGATGGTGACATGCCCCCATGTGCCGCCGATGGTCATGCCAGACTTGGCCTGGACGCCTGCCGCCTTGAAAGCTTCGATCAGATCCGGGATGGCTTCGCGCTTGGCTTCATATTCGGCAACCAGATCGGACGGCTTGCGGCGTCCAGTGCTGACTTCGGTGCCTGTCAGGATTTCGGGACGCGCGTTCATTGGCTCTCTCCGTCGCTGTGCGGCCCGTTGCGGGGCCTTCTCCATCCTGCGGTGCCATCGCACCAGACAGACGCTTCCTCGGCTCCCACAGCACTCACGAAGCCTGTGCGGAGGCGGTCAACCTCCTTCCGTGCCCGGCGTTCGCGTTGGCGCTGCTTGCGGCGGGCGATCTTGGCGTCGAGCGGCTTCATGCTGCGGCCTCCATCAGTTGACGTCCGATCATTTCGGGGATCTGCGGAACTACGGCGTTTCGATATCCGTCAGTTGATGCCACCGAGCGGGGAAGCCCATCATCCAGCCTTCGAAACTCGGCGAGTGTACCTTCCCAATCTCGGTTCCACGCCATCGATTGCTCGATCCGCCCCATTCGTCCAAACGCCCTGACACATGGTTCTTCCCGTGATTGCTCGTCCCCGATGGGGTGGGCAACAATCCAGAGCCGGTCCCTGCCGTGCGGGGCACCAAGGGCGGACGCCGGTATGCAATGCCATTCCGCGTCATACCTGACCTGGGCCAAGGCTCCGACCACCGCGCCCATCCCTCGATCAAGCAACGCTGCCACGTTCTCCAGCAGCAGTTGGGGGCGTCCCACCATGCGAACGGTTCGAAGGATATGCCAGAACAGGCCCGAACGGGTTCCGGCAAGTCCGGCACCCTTTCCAGCGAGTGAGATGTCCTGACAGGGAAAGCCCGCCGTAACCAGGTCCACGGGTCCATCAAATCGAGCGGTGGTAATATCGCCATGAACGGGCACTCCTGGCCAATGATGCGCCAGCACACGGCGCGGGAATTCTTCGATCTCGCAGAACGCGACGGTTTCCATGCCTGCGCGTTCTAAGCCGAGGCTCATGCCGCCTATGCCGCTGAACAGGTCGAGCACCTTCATGCGGTGGCCCTCCGTGAAAAGCCCTCAAGGCTGCCGTGGTCATCGATGTATCGCTTGATCGTGGACTTATGGACGCCGAAGGCAGTCGCCGCTTTCGCCATGCTGGGATACGTGACCCCGTCGCAGGAGCATGGGTTGCTGCGAAGCGAGAAGCTCAGAGCCTCACCCTTGTCCTCCATGCTGGCGCGGTAGTCCGCCATGATCCGGTCCAGCTGCGTCTTGCTGCACTTCAGGATGGCTGCGATCTCGTTCAGGGGCATCCCCATCGACCGAAGCGACACGGCCTGCGGGGTCAGTTCCTGGCGGCGCTTCAGACCCTTGTCGTAGCCCTTGTGATGCTTGGGGCGCGGCGGCAGGGTCGCCATCATTTTCTCGCGGATGATGTCTTGCAGATCGGCGGGCATGGGCTGGCGGAACTGCGGTGCAAAGACGGGGGCGATGATGTTCATGCCGCGCTCCGGTTGCTGGTGTCGTTCATTCTGTAGGCCAAAAGGCGCTCGGCCAGCTGGTCGCGTTGAGCGGGCGTGGCATCCGGGGAAATCCAGATCCGCAGGGTGCTGTAAGCAATACCAAGTGCCTCTGCGGCTGCCTTCCGGCTCTCGAAGGAAACGCCGCCGATCCGCGTTTCCTTTGTGATGCGGACCTGACCGTGAGCCTTGCCAAGGCCGAAGCGGTCCAGATTGCCATGAGTTTGCAGGTGGTATCCGAGGCTCACGGCAGGGCAGCCCAGCTTACGGGCCAAGGCGCGAATGCTGGGATACACCTTCCGACCATAGCGAACCGGGGTCATGTGCTTGTTGGTGGGGACAAGCGATCCGGTGGTTTCCAAGCGCGAATACAGCGTCGAGTAACTCACCTTCATCGCCTTGGCGCAGGCAGTGATCGAAGGATATGCCTTGCCATCGGGGCCGATCACGGGGACGCTGTTGTGGTTCATGCCGTCGCCTCCGCATGTGCCGCCCGGATGATGGCGATGACCTGGGCAACCGTGGCTTTCGGCTCACGAGGGGCGCGCTTGGCTCCGCAACGGATGTCGCGAGGAGCCGTGTCGTCGGTGACAGCGGGAGGGATGGGGAAACGGACGGGGGCTAGGGTGATCATGCGGGATCTCCGAACATTGCAGTCTGGACGGGGGCGGGGGCGGCAGGGGCGACGAATAAATCCGGCTGGCGGGTGGCTTCATCCACGCGACGGCAGGCGATCTGGAAATACTCGGGGTCAAGCTCTATTCCCGTGCCCTGACGGCCTAGCTTCTGGCAGGCGACCAACGTGGTGCCGCTGCCCATGAAGGGGTCGAGGATGGTGTCTGAGGCATCGGACCAGCTCGAAACGTGGTCTTCTGCCATCTGGTAAGGCATAACCGCCGGATGATCGAAGTTTGAACCACCCACGCCGTAGCGCCAGATATTAGTCCTCTTTCCGAATTCTGCTGTTTCCTTCCGGTGTCGATCCGGGATAGCCCCATCTCTCCGCCTTCCGCCTTTAGTTGAGCTTTCCACGCCCGGCCTTGCATTTTTACGGTCGCGTAATGGATTGAATTTTCGAGGCGTCCCGTTTGAGAATATGAACATATATTCGAAGGCGTGCAGATACGCTTTAGAACTTCCGCCAAATGCCTGTGCGCGCTCATAAATCATCGTGTCGTGCAAACGAAGCCCTGCGTCGATAGCGGCAAGCGCCTGTCGAAAGGATGAACCTGTTTCTGATCCTTCAACTGTTTGGTCGGCCACATTCCAGACGCAGACCCCACCGTTAGAAAGCAGCGCAGCAATGGTGCGAATTACCGAAAGGCAATCAACCCCGGAAAAGCCCTCTCCATAATCCCTCATTTTGTCATAAGGCGGAGACGTCACCACCGCATCGAACCGGCCCAGCAGCGGCATCACCTCCAAGCAATCGCCCAAAATCAGCCTCTGTCCGCCGATGCGTTCTTCCTTGATGATGGTCATGCGCGGGCCTCCATTGGGTCTAGGCGGGAATAGCTCATGGTGAATTTGTCGAACCGGCAGTCGGTGAAGCCCTTCTCGATCCCGTAAAGCTGGGTGTCGCGGACCTTCCACGTGAACAACTGGCTGTAGGCGATGCCTTCCTCGGTCACGTTCTGGTGGACCGAAAATCCGAGCGAAGGCTTGTTGGCGAACGACGCGCTGTCTGCGATGTCGTAACCAAAGGGCGGACGGTTATCGCGGCTGAAGTCCATCTTCTTGGGATGCGCGATGACTGTGATGTGAACCTCCAGCGACTCGGCAAGCTGCCGGATCCGCTGCAAAGCGAAGTTGATGTAGTTGGTCAGGCTCTCGCCCTTGTCCGGCATGTGTTCCAGCTCGTTCCAAGGGTCGATGATGATCCACTTGCATTCGTCACGGACGGCCAAGGTGTAGATCATGCTTTCCAGCCAGCCGAGGTTATGGCCCGCCACGTCATCGAAGGTCCGATGCACGATGCGGAACAGATCGCCCGTCTCATCGAAGAACCGCGCGGCCTGCACGCTGTCGATCTCATCGAACGGCTTGCCGATGGACAGGCGGCACAGATGATCGCGGGTGCGGTGAGGGTGCGTCTCGAAGCTCATCATCCCGACGCGGATCCGCTCATGCTTGGCGACGTGATGGGCGATGAACGTGGTCATGGTGGACTTGCCCGCGCCGGGGGTGCCGGTGCCGACAGACATTGCCCCAAGCTCAAACGCTACCCGACCGTCCAGCCATTCAATGCCAGTCCGAAGGACGCGACGGCGCGACATGGGGGGCAGGTCGATCAAGGAGGTGATGAAGCCACCGGGCGGATCCAGCCGTTGCGCCGCTTGCAGGCAATCGCTCAGCTTGCCTTCACCGAAGGCGACCAGAACGTCATTGGCGTCCTTGCATCCTTCGGGCCACGTCACGAACCGCACATCATGGCCGCGCAGCAGATTAGCGACCGCGCGGGGCAGACTTTCCCCGGCTTCGTCCGCATCACCGGCCACGATCACATAGGGCGACCGGCGCAGCTCGGTTTCAGCGTCGATCAGGGCTTGCGTCTTGTTGCCTTGCGCGGTCCAGCCGTCAGGGATGGATACCGCCCGAAGGAAGCCCGCCTGGATCACCGAAAGGCAATCAATCTCGCCCTCAGTGATGACGACCGGACGGTCCAAATCCTTGGTAAGCGCGTCGATGTTGTAGAGGCCGCGACTGACCCCTTGCGTGCTGGTGAACCGCTTGTCCACGGTCCGCATCTTGGCCGCGTAGGTCTTGCCGCTCTTGACGTATGGAAAGGCTAGGGTGTTCGGTCCGAGCCTGTCCTTGGGGTCGCGCTGGATCCCCATAGCCGCCAGCAAGGCACCGTCTAGGCCCCGGTCTGTCTCCAGCCACTTGATCGGATCGCCGGTCATCATACCGCCTCCCCGCCGTCCACTCGCAGTGCCAGCAAAATGCCACGATCCCGTCCGGCTTCCTGCTGACGCTCAGACACGGATCCGTTTTCTTCTTTCGGCTGGCGCTGCATTCCGGGCAGGTGGTTCGCATCTCGTTCCCGGTCCACCGCTTGGGGCTGATGCCCATTTCCGCCAGCAAGTCCGCGTCCGTCCGCATCGCGCAGCTCCTTGATCATCGCGTATCGGGTGACGCCGTAGCATTCGGCGGCACGGGTTTCGGCTTCGAAGCGGTTCATGCCGCCGTCGAACTCCATGATGGCAGCGCGTTCCTGCCAGATGTCGAGGATGTCGCTCATGGTCACATCCCGTATCCACGAAGGACCATCTCAAACTCAGGGCTGATACCTGGGGCGCGCGGCTTTACGTTCGGTCTGCCGCTTCCTGCACCGCCATTGATCACCGACAGGCTAGTCGGGGGAACGTCCGTCCATCCTTGCTGATGAAGCCAAGCTGACGGATCACGGGCAAAACCACGCTGAACATCGGGGAAGCGGACCATCGCCCTAACGCCTTCCATGATATCGCTGTGGGATGCGCCCTTCTTGACCGCCGAGAGATACTTGGCCTCAGCGCCTTTGCGGTTCTTCTTGGCACCGTGGCGGTGAGGGTAGGCTTCCCAGAATTCCTGAAACTCATCCGCCCCCTTGGGGGCTATGGGGGTATTGTTTATTTGTTCCCTTGTTTCTTTTGTGTGCCCTTGCTGTGCCCTTTGTGTGCCTTTGGCTGTGCCCTTTGATTCTCCAGCGGCCTGATACTTGTCGTAATTACAGATAGTTACCAACATTCTGCCTGTGCCCGTATCTGTGTCGATGGCACGCTCGGACTTAAGCCCTTCAATTAGGCCGCGAATGACCTTGATCGACACGCCGGTTGCCGCTTCAATTTGCCTGAAGGATGTTAGGAGTTGACCGCGCTGAACGGTGACTGGTCGCCCCCCAGCATCCTGGCGCGTAGCCTGATAGGCAGCTTTTTCCAGCATCCACATCCAGACGTAGACGCGATCATGCCGCTTGTGAAAAATGGGGTGATCTAGCATCCCCCTCTTGACGGCGAACCATCCCGACTTCATATTCTCAGTCATCGCCAAACTCCCTGTCCTGGCGGTCATGGCCCGAAGCGTTCCCGCGCTGTCGGGCTTTCTCTTTGCTGCGCTCCGCCATTCTCAGGCGATGCTCAGCGGCGGTTAGTTCGTCATGGGCCAATGCGCCCTCGAAGCTGTCACCGGCCTCTATGGCCGCTTCCACACGACGCTTCAGGCGACGGACGATTTCGCCCAGAGGCTGCCAGCGGGTTTCGTCCATCCAGTGCAGCATTATTCGATCTCCGCGTCGGTGATTGGTCCGACGATCTTGCGGTGCAGATCGCCATAGGTGCCGACGCCCAAGAGGCGCAGGGCTTCGTCAATGGTGGTTGCCTTCGCGCATTGACCGCGCCAGTCGCCGTGCCATCTGACTTGCCGGGGGTTCAGCTTCTGGTCGGATACGGACGCCAGGTGGTCCTTCACCTCGATCAGCAGGTTCTGACCCTTCCATCCGACCAGCAGATCCGGGCATCCGTCACCGACGCTGTGAAGCGGTTGGACAGACGCGCCGACGGCACGAAGCGCACCGACGATCTCGGATTGGTTGCGGTCAACCTTGGCTGCGTAGCGGCGGCTCATTGGTCAGCCCCCGAACAGATCGCCGTTGCCAGGGTCCGATGGACGTCCAGGTAGCGCTTGCGTTGTTCGTTGTTGCTGTGGTCGAGGCGATTGCAGCGGCTGGCGACCATAGCGTTCAGCGTGCCAGCGTTCTGCGTCGGCGCGGTGCTGGTCGCAGGCGTGGATGGTGTCGCCTTCTTGGCCGTCTCCGGGGCCGAAGCCGTGAGGGGCGACGGGATGCTTACAGCGACCGCATCGAGGCACTGCAATTGGGCGCGATCCGGGTTCAGGCATGTCAATTTGCACCTGCCCGGTTAACCTTAACGTCAGCCTTTCGTGCGGGGGCGTCTTGAAATTCCGACATGACGCCAACATTTTTGTCGGGACGCTTCCAGTAGAAAGCCGACCGAGAACAGAAGACCCCATGTTGCTTGCATAGTTCTTCGATCTCATCGAACCAAAGGCCAGAAAACTGGCCAGCGGATTTGGCATGTCGCAGGGATCGTTCGGTGATACCCAGCTCGCGGGTGAGAGTTTCCTCTCCCAATGCGTCAATGATGAAGGAGGCTGTCTGTTGCATATCGCCACCATGCCAAATTCCTTGGCACAAGGCAAGCCAAACGTTTGCGGATTGCGTCAAAATTCTTGGTTTGCAACCATGCCGGTCATGGAAACAGACAAACCCTTTGGCGACATCGCAGAACGGCTCCGCTGGCACCGTGCCCTGGAAGGCATGGACCAGCGGGATTATGCAGCAAAAGCTGGGCTGAAACGCTCCCAGCTTTCAAATTGGGAGAGTGGCGACTACCGACTATCCATAGACGGTGCGCGGGCGATCCGCAAAACATACGGGCTATCGCTAGACTTCTTATACGAAGGCATAGACGAAGCTCTGCCAATGACACTCCGGGCCGCCTGGCGCGACAAGTCCTGAGTAATCCAATCCAAGAAGTCGATGCTTAGGCCGCTCTCATGGGCGGCCTTTTTCAATTCGTCTATCCAGTCCATATGCACTCACAAATAACGCTTCGTCTGTGAAAGTTGCATGACGTGCTGGTCATGCGTCAAGCGCCAAATCCTTAATCCAAATTATTTGGCAAATAGTTCTTGCCATGACAAATATCTTGGCATAATCTCTCAATCATACCCAGAGCGACACATGAGCCTCTGGATCACCGCAGCGAGTCGAAGCCGCTGCCGATTGGGAGACGACGAGATGAACATCCACGCCGACATTGCCTTCTACGAGAGCCGCCAGCCGGTCAGCCTGGTGACGCCGCCTTGGATCATCGTTGATCCGCGCATCATCGATCTGGACCGCAGCGAATATGCCGTGGTCGATCCGCTGACCGCCGCCATCGAGACCGGTGCGTTTTCGCCGAAGGGTGGCCGCTGATGGACGCGCGCATCAACACTGGCGGTAAAGCGTTCCCCGCTCTCTGCAATGACCATTCCTGCAACGATGGTGGCATGACCCTGCGCGACTGGTTCGCCGGTCAGGCTCTGGCGGGAATGTGCGGCCACCCGCGCGCACTGTCTCAGGTCTCGGATCGAGATTTGGCTTCAGATGCGGTGCTTGTTTACCGCATCGCCGACGCCATGATCGCCGCTCGTGGAGGTGCCCAGTGATGGCCCTGCATGACCCCCGCCCCGACTTTGACGAGGAACGCGGCTGGCAGGCTGACATGCGCGACGAGCAGCTGAAAGGCCCGCGCGGCTTGGTGTTCGGTCTGGCCGCTGGTGCCCTTGCGTGGGTGCTGCTGGCCGCTGGTGTTGCGGCGCTGACGCTGTTCCTCGCGGCCCCTGCCATCTCTGACATGTTCGACGCCCGCTTGCCGGACGTCTGCCACGGATACGCCGCCGAGTGTGTGGCCGCAGCTGAAGGAGCGATGTGATGGAAACGGGAACGCTGAAAGAACTGAACGTGCAGCCGGGTGACGTGGTGACGGCTGTTGAAAAAGGTAGCACGTTTTTCTCTGCGGAAAAGACTTACAAAATTGGCGATGGCCCAACCATTGTTGATGACACTGGCGACAGGGTTCCTATCGATTATCCGCCTCACACCTTCCGCATCATCAGCCGCGCCACCCCTCAGACCGACCTGACCGCGATCACCACGCCGTTCGGCCTCTTGGACGCCGCCACGCAGGAAGCACTGCGGGCGCATGGTGGGCCGTATGAGGTGTTTACACCGCGCGGGTTTGAGACGGCGATGGAATGTGCATGGTCTAAGACGTGCACCTACCGCGTCAAGCCCGCCCCCAAGGCCGAGACGGTGTCGGAAGACCTCTGGATGACCAAAACCGGAAGGCTGATTGGTTACGATTACTGTCATGCCACCCCCGTCCGCGTCACCTTCAACCGCATCGACGGCGTGATCGACCTGTCCTCCTACCGCGTGGAGGCCCGCAATGCTTGACCGCACCCCCCACGCGCTGACCGTTGACGCCCGCCTCGCAGCTTTGCCGGGCAGCGTGTCCCGCTACCTCGTTGAACGCGCCCTCGCAGCCGGCGCCGAACAGGCAGCAGCCGACATGCTGGACCGCCTCGAAAGCCGCATCGCCAGGAGGGCAGCATGACCGACCAGAAAGACCTCAGCACCGACGCCATCGTGTTCGGCATAAGCTATTTGAACGGCAGCAGATCCAAGCTGTCTTTTGGCGGAGAGGGCGCGACGATGCGTATCACTGATCGCGCCCGCGCGGCCCTTGAAGAACTGAAGGGCGCGGGTCGTGTCCAGACGGCCAAGGCAGATGATCAGATCGCGGGCCGAGAACACTATCAGGGCGTTGATATGGAGCCGCACCTTGGCGCTCTGGCGAGACAAGCCGGTCTGGATCCATTCGCTATCGGTTCGGAGGAATGGAAGTGGCAAACGTTCGTCAAGATCGGCGGTGCAGCATGACCTACAACGCCACCCTGACGGCGATCTGCGAGATCATCGAGGACGCACGCGACAACGGCTTACTGTCGTTCGAGGTATCCAACCTCATCGAAAACATCCCTGCCGAATTGGAAGGCCGCGCTGAACAACGCATGGCCGCGACCTTCGCAAATTTCGACCGCATGATGAAGGAGGCCGCACGATGACCGAATGGCGCACCGATTTTGAGAACGCCCCGCGCGACGGAACGCGCTTTGAAATCCGCCGTGAAGACTGCCCCGGCTATGACACCACGGCAACGCTAGATGGCGGCAAGTTCTCGCCCGCCTCGTGGTTCATCCGCAGCGACATGAAGCTGATCAAGACGCCGACCCACTGGCGTCCCATCTCGGAGGCCGCACGATGACGCCGGAACAGATCGCAGGGCTGCCCGAATTGCTGGCGCGCTTGGATGGTGAAGACGGCTTCGAGGCTTGGGATGCAAGCGACAGCCTAACCCCACTGGCCCCCACCCTCGCCCGCCACGTCCTGACGCAGCAAGCTCAGATCACCGCACTGGCAGAGGACGCCGCCCGCGCGCACGACCTGGCGCTGGAGAATGCGAGGCTGCGTGAGGCCCTCTCCAATATCGCCCATGAAGTCCGGTTCCTGTTGCGGAACAAGCCTTCATTTGACGGCGGTCTTTATCGCAAACGCTTGGATGAAGCCGATGCTGTCTTGTCCAGCTCAGCCGCCCCGCACACCGACACCCACGCCTCGAGCGCAGCCGTCCTATCCGCACGGGACAGCATACCGGAGGGAGAATGATGCGCAGGCAGCCGGGCGATGCTGGATACTGCAAGTTCACCGACGCGCCGCTGCCGCCTTTGGTCAACATCTTCACGGGCATGAACGCTGAACGGTTTTCTGGCTACAAGATCGACCGAAGCGCGGACGACACCTTGCAGCTCGTTGGCGTGATGGCGTGCGGGACGCGCGTCAACATAGGCGAGCCAGTCGATCGCGTGAAGCCGACGTCCCGCAGTTCGTGGGAAGCCCCCCAGGATCGGGAACGGTTCTTCGCAGGCGATCGCGTCTGCCGCCATTGCCACGGCTCCGGCCAGTATTCCACCGACACGGGCTTTACCGCAGGCCCTGCCGTTTACGACTGCCCCACCTGCAACGGTGCAGGCAGCCTCTGATCCGCGCGTGCCCCCATGCGCGCGGCTAGCCGGGGGCAGCTTCGACCCTTGCCCCCGGCCCCTCATTCACAAGGACACGAGACATGGAACAACCGCGTTTCAACCATCCGCTTCCCGCCCACACCGCCGCATGGCTGGCTGGCGAGATCACGGCGCTTGAGTCCCTCAAGATCAGCGCCACCATCGAGATTGACCGCAACCGCCGCCACTACCTGGAGTGCAAGGCGAAGGGCCTGCGCATCATGGCGGGCCACCACCGGGCTGCGATGATCCGGCAGTATCTGAAGCTGCGCAGCGTGCGGAGGGCAATGTGATGCAGGACGCAATCAAAGCACTCGCCAAAGCGCAGACCGAAATGGGCAAGGCGCTAAAGAACGCGAACAACCCGCACCTGAAGTCCAAGTATGCCGACCTTGGCGCGGTGATGGACGCCTGTTTCTCGGCTCTCCACGCCAACGGCTTTGCGGTCATGCAGCCCTGCGGTCGCGACGAGGCGGGGCAATACGTCGAAACCCACCTGGCCCATGAGAGCGGACACGTCTTCATTAGCCGCGTGCATCTGGTTGTCGGAAAGAACGACATGCAGGGCGTTGGCAGCGCGATCACCTACGCCCGCCGTTACGGGCTGCTAGGGATGGCAGGTCTGGCCCCCGAAGACGATGACGGCGAAGCCACCAAGGCACAGCCGCGCCAGATCCAGAAGCAGGCCGATGCGCCGCGCCAGATCGCCAAGCCAGAGCCAAACGAGGCGGATGCACTGCGCAACCGGATGGTGGCGGGGCTGCGCGAGAAGGGTGCAGGTCTGGCCGACTTCGCGCCGTTCAAGGCCGACCTGGAACGCCTGCGAAAATTGTCTGCCGAACTCGCGGCAAGCGTCGAGGCGGAAATTGAAACACAGAAGCAAGGAGCAGCAGCATGAGCGGCAGCGTCAACAAGGTCATCCTGATCGGCAATCTGGGCCGTGACCCGGAGATCCGCAGCTTCCAGAACGGCGGAAAGGTCGCAAACCTGCGCATCGCCACCTCGGAAAGCTGGAAGGACAAGAACACCGGAGAGCGCAAGGAGCGCACCGAGTGGCACACCGTCGCCATCCTGAATGACGGACTGGTCAACGTGGTCGAACGCTTCCTGAAGAAAGGCAGCAAGGTCTACATCGAGGGCCAGCTGGAGACCCGTAAATGGCAGGACCAGTCAGGCGCTGACAAATACAGCACTGAGATCGTCCTGCGCGGCTTCGGCAGCACGTTGCAGATGCTGGACGGCCCGTCGGGTGGATCGCAGCAGTCGGTCGGCGGATACGACAGCTACGGCAACGGCGCGGCGGCTGGCAGCGCAGGCGGCGGGATGCCGTCGCGGCCTGACTACGACGACGAGATCCCGTTCAACCGTGAGTGGAGAGCGTAATGGCAACCTACAACATCACCGCAGCAATTTCCGGGAAAGCTTTCTGCAGTGTCGAGGCTGACAGTGAGGCAGAGGCAATCGAGAAAGCCAAGGCACAAGGGTCTTGGGAAATCGATGAATGGGATCTTGATACCGAACCGTATCGGGGTGGGTTCATTGACGCGGAACTTGAGCAATGACCCGCTCCGTCATGCCCGAATACCCCGACACCACGTTCACCTGCGATCAGCTGTGCCGCGCGTGGCAGGCAGCGCAGCCGTGGGCAGCCCCGGTGGAACTGTTCTGGGACGTCGCAGTCAGCGCGCTGCTTGACCGCCAGGTGACGGATGCAGAGGTCGCGCAATACCGGCCCCTGATCCGGCAAGCGGTAGGGGAGGCGTAGCATGGCCCAGACCGTCATCCTGCGTGGACTGGAGCAGCGGGCGTTGGCCTGCGGGCTGATCAAAGCCGCCCCCGTCGATGCGGTGGTGACGATCAAGGAAGGCACCCGGACAGCAGATCAGAACGCCAAGCTCTGGGCCATGCTGTCCGACGTCGCCCGCGCCAAGCCGGAAGGGCGCGTCATGACCGCAGAAAATTGGAAATGCGCGTTCATGTCCGCCTTTGGCCACGAGATCCTGTGGCAACCCGGCATCGACAACGGCCCGCCGTTCCCGGCTGGCTTCCGGTCATCCCGGCTGAGCAAGTCGCAGATGGCCGATCTGATCACGTTCGTGGCCGAATATGGAGATCGGCACGGCATCAAGTGGAGTGATGGCGAATGAACAATCCGCACGAAGTTGGGACGGAAGAATGGGCGCGGCAGGAGCAAAAGCCATATGTGTCTCGCTTTTTTAAGGAGTCGCACAATCCCAAATACTGCTGCGCGTCGGTTCACGATGGTGACAGGTCGGTTGGCTTCCACCAGTGCAGCCGCAAGCCCAAGGTCCATTATGGCGCGTTGGGATACTGCCGCCAGCACGACCCGGTCGCGGTGCAAGCCAAGAGGGACGAAAGCGCCCGCAAGTGGCGGGCCGAGTGGGACGCCAAGAAGGCATCCTATGCACGAGCCGAGGCCGAAAAGCGACTGCGCGAAGACGCCCTTTCCGCCATCCGCCAAATCGCAGCGGGCCACAACGATCCGCGCGGGCTTGCCTCCGAGATACTAGCCCGTCACGAAGCGGGGCTTTTCGAGGAGGGACGGTAATGGCCGATCCTCAAGCTGCATGCGCTGGCAAGTTCGCCTATCCGTCGCCGCAGCACGCCCAACGGCAGCTGGACAAGCTGAAGGTGAAACCACAGCACGGCTGGCACAACTATCGCAAACCGGACCCGGTGCAGAAATATCGCTGCCCTCATTGCGGCGCGTGGCACATCGGGGGCTGCTCATGAACGCGCGCTTCGGGGATCTGGCTGGACGTGGCCCGATGGGTCTTAAGGGCAGCGAACCCGTCAAGGCCAAGCGCAAGGCGAAGCCAGGCGAGTGCCAGGCCATCCGCCAAAGCGCGCGGGGCGAAGAATGCACCCTTAGGTCTGCCGTCTGCAACCACGACCCGGAAACAGTGGTGTTCTGTCATATCCGCCTGCCCGGCGATGGCATGGGGATTAAACCACCGGACTACTTTGGCTTCTACGGATGCTCTGCGTGCCACGCAGTTCAGGAAGCCAGAGACATAACCAGCGGTGCCTATGGCTTCGAGGACCTGCTTATAGCGCTACGGCGCACTCAAGACAAACTAGCGGCCAAGGGCCTGCTGAACATTGGGAGGGCCGAATGACGGAGTGGACCGATTGGCATGAGAAGCATTCGGACAAGATCGAACTTGTCGCCGGAATAGACTGCTGGATCTGGAACGCCGCTCAAGGCGGAGGCGGCTACGGACGAGTGAGGTACATCGACAGGGCGGAGTTTGCTCATCGAGCCGCCTTCATTGAGGCGGGTGGAGACTTCAGCGCCGGAAACATTGTGCGCCATATGTGCGGAAATCGTCTATGCGTCCGACCTAGCCACCTGAAGGCAGGGACCCAAGCGGACAATTCCCGCGACATGTCTGAGATGTTCCAAAGCAAATGTTCGACGTCACTTCCAACCGTCTTGGGCATTCGGAAAGACTATGCAGCGGGAATGCCCCTGTCTGAGATTTCCAGCAAATACAACATGGCTCAAGGCTCGATAGTGCAAGTTGCGAGCGGAAGGGTTTACCGAACCATCGCTCCAGAGACCATCGTTAAGCCCAACCGCTTCCCTAGAAAACTTGACCCTGAAAAGGCTGAAATCATCCGCCAAATGATCGCTGATGGCGCAACGCAGTCGAGCATCGCAAAGAAGTTCTCTGTCGCCCAAAGCGTTGTCTCCCGCATCAACACAGGTGCACGTTGGGCGACCGATGGAGGCAGCCAATGATCACGCTTTACATCGCGCAGACGCAGGATCGCCTGGTGCATATTCTGGAGACAGACGCATGACCGAACGACTAACCGACGAAGTGCTAGCCGATGCAATGGCAGCCGAGATCCGCAGGCTGGCAGACGAAGCCGAGACAATGGACGGCGACGAAAAGCTAGTCCTGTTCGGGGTGGACGATGCCCGCAAGATAGCCGACGCCCTTGCCCGCCGCGCCACCCATGCCGATGACCTTCTAACAGAAGCGGCCTTCTTTATCGACCGCTTGGACAGCTTCCTTTGCGATCATGATGAAGTGGACAGTGACAGGGATTGGATGGGCCATGTCGCTCCGAGCTTTGCCCGTCTTCGCATGGAGGTCGATGCCGCCGCCCTCGCACAGAAGGACGCCAGCCAATGACCGACCAGACGCCGATCCAACGCCCCATGATCCGCATCCTGACGGAGGAGACGCCCATGACCGACCTGCGCACCCGCCTTGCCGCGCTGTATGCCAAGCGTGGCGACGACATGGCCCGCCCGACGCTGACCGTTGGCCGGTCCACCATCATCGGCGGCAAAGAGATCGACCGGTATCACGAGCGCATGAAGCTGACGTTCCATGCCGCGCTGGCCCGCTCGTTGGCGCGATATCCCGCGACGATCAAGCATCTGGGAGGGCTGTGACATGACTGACGAGGCGCTTCTGCCCTGCCCGTTTTGTGCGGGAAGCAACCTGCGTGTAGATGTGGGCTTGGCCGAATTCGTGGACGGCGAAGTTACCTGCATTGATTGCGGCGGAAACGTGGGCAACCACCCAAACCGGGAGGATGCCATCGCCGCATGGAACCGCCGCTCGGCGCATCAAGCCCGCCTGGACGCCGAGATCGACGCCTGTGCGCGCGAATGCGAGATGTGCCCGGACGAGCAGTGGGGGCAATGGATGGCCGACCGGATCATGGCGCGGCGAAGCGATCGTAAGGGGGAATGATGGGACAGCAGATACAGAGCAACGAACTGGCCGAGATCCGCAACCTGCTGGCAAGCATGAACCGAGAGATGACCGAAATTCGCGCGGAGCTGCGCACGGTCAAAATGCAGCCCCATCCGGAATGGGTCACGGCCAAGACGTATGCGGAGATTGTTGGCAAAACGCCGCAGACCATCCGCAACTGGATCACGGAGGGGACGCTGGAAACCTACAAACACGGCAAGGTGACGATGGTTCGCGCTAGTCAAGCCGCTTTGCCAGGTCAGCGGCGGTCTCGTTATAATAAGTCAAAAGCTGACTGATGTTTCGGTGCCCGACCATCCGCGCCAGCGCAAGAACGTCCACCCGCTTTGACAGGCGGGTGATGGCTATGTGCCGGCCATCGTGGAAGGTTAGCCCCTTCACGCCGGATCGGTCACGCAGCTTCCGCCACAGGGCTTCCCGCTGGCCGGTCTCTAGCCCGAAGACGGGATCGGCATGCGGCAGCGCCTGGATCAACCGGATAGCCTCAGAGGAAAGCGGCACCTGTCGCGGGGTGCCGTTCTTGGTTTCGCGCAGATGGGCAACGCGGCTTTCCAGATCCAGATCGGACCATCGTAGCGCGCAGATTTCGCCCGCCCGCATGGCCGTCTCGATGGAGAACAGGAATGCGTGGTATGTGCGGGCCGTCGCCTTGGACAGATCGTCGCCGGCTGATCGCGCCAGCATCTCCATCTCGGTCGGCGTTGCCAGCCTGTCACGAGCAGGCGGTGCTTTGGGCCGCTTCACGTCCGTCATGGGGTTGGCTGACATGAGGCCCCATTCCTTGACCGCCACAGAGAACACCGACGAAAGCAAGTTCATGTCGCGCAGCACGGTCGCGGGTGAAACCTCGCGCAGCCGGCCATCGCGCCAAGTCGCAATGTCAGACGCCTTGATGTCGGCAATCCGGATCTTGGCAATCGCTTCGCGGGTCAGTGCGTTCAGTCGGATCTGCTCCCACCTTGCGCCCTTTTTTTGCGACGACCGTTCGCGGGAGTATCGTTCGATCAGGGAAAGCAGCTCGCCTTCGGCAGCGATTCGGTCTGAATTGGCGATTGCGTATTCTTCGCCCGCCGCCCAATCTTTTGCAGCAGTTTTGGTCGCAAGCACCTTAGAACTGCGCTTTCCGTGCTTAACGACCTCTGCCCGCCACTTTCCGTTGGCCATCTTTCGCAGACTCGCCATTTTACGCACACCCCGCAATTGCGTGAATTATGCGTGGTATCTTTTGGGTTCTGCGGCCAAATGCAAGTGAATTGCGTAACGATTGCAACGCAACTTGGGGCAGTTTGGCTTATTTTGCTGATCTAGCAAAAGAGAACTGGTGCCGGCTGAGGGACTCGTCTATTGTGTGAAAACAACCTGCTGCACAGACAATGCGTGATTTTTGCGTGATTGGAGCCGAATATGGATGACTTCCAGACCTTTGGAACCGTGCCGGACACGTTCGCCTCTTGCTTCCCATTCGCTACGATGGACGATCGCTTCGAGGCCGGCGATGACCACGCATGGCTCTATCGCTACTTGGATATGGAAGGGTCTTTGCTCTACGTCGGAATGTCAAAGCATCCGGCAATCCGCGACGAACAGCACTGGTATAATCGTGCGGAATGGCGGCGGTCTGCTGTCGTCCTAAAGATGGAGTTGTTCGACAAGCGAGGCGCTGCGTCTCGCGCAGAGCTTCTGGCCATCCATCTGGAGAACCCGCTTGGTAATTGGCAGAGGCGTCCGCCTGACACGTCAGATGCCCATGTAACGTCCGCCCCCGAAGGCTCACGCACGATATGGGCAGAGGTGGCCAACTATTCCCGACGCTGGCACATGCCGACCGTCGTTTTCCCCACCCCCACAGGAGAGACAGCATGACCGACCCGAAAGCCCTGCCCGTGCGTGTGAAGAAACTGGTGTGGCATAAGTCGCACATAACTCCGTGGAATGGTGACTGGCATACGGTTCCGACCGGTTACACCGTCAGGTGCGCGCAGGAAAACGGCTGGAAGTGGGCGACCAGCGGCGGCTTCGGATACTCGCACAGCCCCGAAGCCGCCAAGGCAGCCGCGCAGGCCGATTACGAGGCGCGCATCATGTCTGCGATTGAGGTGGTGGAGGATGACGTGCTGGCGAGGGGCTGTGAGTAATATGCGGAAAACAAACCGGCACGACATAGCCAAGCCTGATTATTACCTTGCGCCTACCTTCATCAACTGGCGGCACAAGGACACCATGCCAGGAGTAGCATGGGACATGGACACGCACTGGATGACCGCATCGGAATGGCTGGCGTGGGTTAAGCGCAGGGACGGGGTCAAAACCAGATGGGACGGGAAAAGGTGGCGCTATCCCATGCGGCCCCAAATCGAAGCGGGCCGGATGCCTTACTCCACGCTTATGGCGCGCCGCATCCCCCGCGCCGCTCTCACGAAAGGATCGACCGATGACCGCACCTGATAAGATCTGGATTGACCGCGACAGCACTGAATGGGCTTACGGCGACCTTAACGCCTATGTCGAGCCGTCTGTCACTGCGGACGAACCCTACCACCACCAGCGCGTCGTTGATGAACTGGTGGGGGCGTTGAAAGCGGCGACCAAGCAATGGATAGATCTAGCGAATAGCGGGGATGCCGGCTTCTGGAACCCCGAGGAGGACGATCACGTCATTGCCGCCCGCGCCCTGATCGCCAAGCACCGGAAAGGGGGCGCGTGATGGGCGTCACGGTAATTCTGATCGTTATTAGCATGGTTGGCGTTTTCATGCTGGCTACATCGTTGTGGGACGAACGCTATGCATGGTCGTCGGTCTTCGCGCTTTTCACTTGCGGTTCGCTTACCGCCACACTCCTACGCATTGCTGAGCTGTACTAACCCGCCCTCTCCCTGACCGCCTCCAGGGCCGCGTCGAACGTCTCTGCGTGACCCATGCCTACCCTGCCGACCTGCACGGCCCAGACCCATCGACCGCCGCCTGTGCTGATACGCGCGTCATACACCCGCCCTACGGGGATGCCGTGTTTAAGGATCATCCAGTCGTCGGGTTCGGTCTTGCCATTGATGACAGTGCGGCGTCTAGTCCATACAGTCATAGCCCATCCCCCGCTCCTTCCCCCCATAGACTGTTGCCAGACTGTAGCGGGTATGCGGTGATTAGGTCAGACGTTCCAGTGCCGGTATCTGCGCGATGCCTTTTATCGGTGGCCAGCCGCCTTCCCGCAGGCTTTGCACCTGCCCCGGTTGCCCGGTCCCCGATCAGATCTATGACCGCATTGGCCAAGTCCCTGTCGGTGGGTTACGTAGTCGCGCTTCTGTGGGGGCCAGTCTGCACCGCTACCCCACGGGACGGGGGAAAGCCCCCGGCACTATCTGCATTTTGGTGGCTCGGAATGCAGCAAACGATGGGGTATATTTTGACTGGCGTGGATACCCGCATCTGTGGTATCTAGGGCCTGTGCAGGAGATATTACCCATCAACCTGCTCCACGGCTCGGGACGTTGCAAGCGTCGCCGGGCCATTCTTCTTTCTGGTTAACACACATCGATTGCAAAAACAAGAACGCCGGTAGAACACCCGGCTTTTTCTGCTGATGAATCAAGGGGCGACGGGTGCGCCCGCGTTCTTAAGAGCCACCGTCAAGGCGTCGGCTTCCTGCACGGCTTTGACAGCCTGGTCCTTATTCCAGATCGTCCGAGTTTTGCCGAAATAGCGTTCATACAGCGACCATCCCTGCGAGGCGATGAAGCCCACGATCGAGATCAGCTCAACGATGTCCTCGGCCCCGACTGGAACGAATACGCCGAAAAGCGCCATCAGAGCGAAGCAGGTTGCAACGACTTGGGCGATGAAACTCCGGTTCGTTATAAAGAGCGACCAGCGCGGCCCCTCTCCTGCCTGTGCAGCGATGGCGTTGGCCATGTCGATGGTCTGGCGGATTTCGCGGATGATGCGAAACATGGGTTATCCTTTCAGGAATGCGAAGGCCGCGCCGACGATGGCGACGATGGCACCAATGATGATTGCGGTGGGGCCGGAGGGGGCGTTGGGTTTGGCGGGCGGGCGCGCACTGGCAACTGGGGGAGCGGCATCAATCACAGGGGGTCGAGCGTTGGCAGCAGCCCACCACGACCGCGCGTCAAAGCCGGGGCATTGCGTCGGGCCTAGATCGCGGTGTCCGACTACATCTGCGCCGGGGTGCTTCGCCAGCAGTTCGCGGACGAGGCGCACGGTAGCGGCCTTCTGCGCTTCGGTGCGGTTGTCCACTCCGACATTCGGGCCAGTGGAGCGTTCGATGCCGCCAATGCAGCAGATGCCCAGGCTGCCGGTGTTGTGGCCTTTGACGTGCGCGCCGACGACATCATCCGGGCGGCCCTTCTGTACGGTCCCATCGCGCTTAATGACGTAATGGTAGCCGACGCCGTTGAAGCCGCGCGCGCGGTGCATCTTGTCGATGTCAGCCACGCCAAGATCCTGGTCGGGATAGGTCGCGCTATAGTGAAGCACGATATGCTTGATGGGGAAGTGCGGCATGGGCTTGCTCCATATGAGAAAACCCCGCGCGATGGCGGGGCGTCATGTTCGATTTTCGAGGGGGGGGTCAGCGGTTCAGGCGTTGCCAGCGTTCATGCACGCTCTCGCAGTGGGTTGGGTCCCGAAAAGCGACCTGCATCCAATCAGCGAAGCGCAGCCATTGGTTGCGCCACGCTCTCGAGCAGAACGGCTCGGACGGATCACCTGCCGTTACGGCATTGATGCGGCACGAGGCGCGCCACCACCAGCGGATCTCGAGCGGATCGTTCATTTCATCCGCCCCATGAGAGTGTTGACCTCTAGCCGGTTGGCAAGGGCGCTCATATGCTCACCGCTGCGCTTGATGATGTCGCCCATGTCTTCGCAAGCCTCCGTGTTGCGATCCAAGGCGCGTTCGTGTGCATGGACCCGCGCCTCCAGTGCAGCCAGTCCTTCTACAATCTGTTTGGCCTGCTTGTGGTCGATGACCGCCCCGGCCAGTTCCAGCACCTGCCCGTCCTCGCGCGCACCTGATGCCGTCTTGTTGCGAATGCTCTTTCCGCCCAGCAGGGCGATTAATGCAAAACCCAGGCCCGTCAGGACCGTCCCAATGCTTTCAGCAGTCATTCCGAACATCAGTCCAGCCTCACTTTCCCCATGTCCCCACGGGCAATCCATGCATTCCTGAACTCCAGGAAAAGAAGTGTGCTGTAGGCAACCCAAGCTGTCGGTGCGCCGCCCTGCTCATACCAAGACAGGAAGAACCCCCAAGCGAAGATCGACCAAGCCATGCCCGCGCAACATGAGGCGAAGAACCGGATTGTCGGGGAATGGCGGAAGGAGCGGAAATACCCGTTGACGAACAATGCAAAGAGGCGCTGGACGCCGACGAACAGCAGACCCGCCGCCCATTGCGCCTCTGTGCCCCATCGGGCGATCGTGGAGAACGATGGGCTGATGTTGAAAACGTCCCAATCGTGCCAAAGGACGAAGCCCATCATGAACAGCGGCCATGCCCCAATCCACTCCGTTGCCCTGACCCCGGCGTGCGCCCATGATCCTTTGGCGAGCCTGACGACTATCATCGGCGGACCCTCCAGCCTGTTCCCATGACCCCGACTGACGCACCCCAAGCGAAGATGGCCATGTTCATATTGTCCGTGCCGACGTAGTATGCCGCCACGCACGCGAAGCTGATGCCGATGCTATCCAGAACACAGTCCCAGAACAGCGCCCGGGTTTTTTGCTGGGCGAAGTAGAACTGCCCCATCTCCCAGATCAGGAAATAGAGGACAGGGACCACGTAGGTTGCCGTCAGCTTGTCGGTTGCAATCGCCATCAGCCCCCAAGGGCCAAGGGCCACCCATGCGTGCCCCCCGAAGGTTGCGGCCCATGAGTAGCCGTCATCTTGGCTTTCTGGGGTGGCGAACATCCAGGCGAGGAAATTGGTCATGCGAAAGCGTATCCCGTCGGATAATAGGCAATGTCCCTGACCAGCATGTCGCCGGATCGCGGATCGTTGTTATAGCTGTCCGCGTTCCCGCCGATGGCACGCACCGCGACGTTTGCGATCGGATAGAACGGCAAGCGCGTTTTCATGTCCTGGTGACGCGCGAGCAAAACCTGCGTTGCGACTTCCTCACCATCGAAGAAGAACGTCACCTCGCCCTTGTCGCCTTCCCAAACGACAGCGCCCGAATACTCGTGATAGGCTTCGTTGTTGGCTTCGGTCGCGCCCATGATCTCATCCGTCTCGATGATGAAACCGCGCGAGCCCTTCCGGGAATTGCTCCCGGCATTGCCAAAGTGCTGCCCGCATGACGTATTGAAGGGCGTATAGGCGGCGCCCCAGGAACCGTTGAACTGCTCCATAATGTCAATCTCGGGCGGCCATTGGGTGTGACCACCCTTTGCGCCGTTGCTGCCGCGACCCAGCAGCCAGAAGGCCGGCCAGGAGTATTTGCGGCTGGTGGTCTTGGCGACCATCCGCCAGACGCCTTCGACCCCGCAAACATCGTCCAGCGTTTGCCCTTGGATGATGGCGGCTTGATGCTGAAAGACGCGGCCTTCTGCGATCAACGGCTTGTCGTCCGGGGCTGCGAACGTATGCAGGCGAACGGCACCCTCGGCGGCGTCATACGTCACCGGGTTTTGTGCCATTTCGGGAAAACGCTCATCGTTCATGTACAAGCCCGTCTCGCCGTTGCCGACCTGCGAGTAGCCATGCGACAGGCGCGACCGCCAGCACGGCTTACCGGCCGCATCGAAGCCGCTGTCGCTGTGCTGAAGCGCGGCGGGATCAAACGTGTTCTTGCGGACGGCCTTGGACAGATCAAGCTTGCGCGCGGGACGATGGCGCTGCGGCAGCATCTCGGGATGGTTGGCCCCGTCCTTGAACGTGACAAGAACCACGTGGCTGGAATTCCGCGCGCCGATGATCTCAAAATGAAACTTGATCTGCTTGCCGTCGCTGTAGCTTGTGCCCGGCAGTTGAAGCCGAACGTAGTGCACCAGGTCATCGCCGGGCGACCAGCGATAGATCTCTTTCGGCAGGTACGGCTCCTGGTTGCGGCCCACGTTGATCGTCGCGGGTTTGGCATTCTGCGCGCGGTTTACACGCAGCAGCACGGTGCCCGCGTCGGTTTGATCGACAGACACAGGCACCCAAACAATATTCTGCCCGGACGGTGCGAAAACCTCGTCGTCCGCGTGAACGGTGGGCAGCTGCGCAGCTTCCCAGATCGGGGAAACGACTTCGGGTTCAGGTTCAACCGGAGGCGCGCTTTCACGCCCCTCCAATGCCGAGATACGTTTCTCGAAGTCATCCAAAACAGGCTGGAGGTCGGGATCATAGGCCATTGGGTCTGTCCTTTCTGGACTTAAAGCAGCGTAATGCCTTTTTCGGTTGCGATAGCGCGCAGCGAGGCTTCCATTCCGGCCAAGTCGTTGCTGTTGAACTCCGCCGCAAAGCCCAGCAGGTCGCCGTTTAGGGTGTCCACGTACTGGTTGAGTGACGGGTTCCACCGCTCACCGACAAGCACCGGGACGCCAAGCATTGCGGTAGTGCGGTTCAGGTTCGGCAGAGTGCCAGTTGCGACGTTCGCGCCGTTGATGCGCAGGGTGTATTGATCGCCCTCAGCCAGGAGGGTCAGCAAATACCATGTGCCTGTCGTCACAAGCCCCGAAGCGCTGGACAGCGTGGTTGCTGCGCTTGGGTTTTGATGCGCCACAAACTCTAGCGCACCGCCCTTGACGCGGAACTGGAACTGCCGCTGCGTGGTGCCGTTCGTGCCGTTCCGAGACATAACCTGACGATCAGTGGACACGTCATCAAACTGCACCACCGCGCCGAGGACAAAGTTCTGCGCTCCACTCGCTGCGTCAGAGATCGGGACTTCAATCCGCGCGTTCGAACCATCAAAGTCTAGGCGCGTAGGGTTGGCTTCCCAGTTCAGACCCGAAGAAGTCGCGGTCGCGCCGCTTTGTCCAGTCAGGACGGTTCCGGTTCCCTCATTCAGATCAAACGCGAAGCCTGTTGCGGGCGGCGATCCCACGTTGAACGAAGCGGCTGGAGACGCAGGGCCAGTGCCGACAGCATTGACGGCAGCGACCGTGACTGAATACGAGCCGTCGGGAAGTGTCGTGAGCTCGTAGCCTGTCGCGGTTCCGACGCCATCTGCGACCACGTTGCCATCAAGCGTGATGATGTAATCCGTGATCGGGCTGCCTTGGTCATCGGGTGCCGTCCAAGACACAGTGCGGCTGGTTCCCGTACCCGTAACGGTAGGCTCGGCAACCTGCGCCGGGGCGCGCGCCCCTTGGAAGCGTTCCATGTATCCAGCGACCATGGTGTACCATGCGCCAAGATCAACAGCCGCCTCGGCAGCTTCATAGCTGGAGACTGTCAGTTCCGGTGCCCAAATCGTCGGGGACCAAGTAACACCCTCGGGGTTGGGGTTGCTCGTGTTGATGCCGCTTCCCGCGCCATAACCGACAGTCTGCGACGGCCAGGGGTTGACGCCCTCATACGTGCGATAGACGCCGCATAGGTTGTTCGGGTTTTCCGGGTCGAAGCTGCCCAGATCCTTTGCCGATTTCATCCAGAACCAGATGCCCGCATCCCCTGCCCGGAAGTGCGGGGTCAGGAACGCCCCGCTCGGACGGGTCAAGGTGTCGCGAAGATGCTGGCCGAACTCGCTGTTAGCCGTGATGTCGTTCCAGAACGTCGTGTCCGTCGTGCCGTTGTCGCGGTTGAACGCGTGCCATTGGAGATAGCCGCAGATCATCCACAGGTCGCCAAACATCCCCGGCGTGCCAGCAGCAGGCCAAGCATTGCTGAAGATGTAGTTCCAGGCGTTGGGGGCTTTCGAACTGTTCCAGTTAGGTTGGCCGACGACACGGATGCGGTCCAGGATGTCCGGCAGTTCCATCGGGCCTGCGGGGTCCATCGCCTCGTAAAGTGCCTGCGCCAGGGTAACGTAGCCACCCTGCACAGCGACCCACAGCTTGCGCGTCGGATCGCTGCTGATGGCGTCGCCGTGGTCGCGGGCGTTGGCGATCAGCAGTTGCGCGGCTGCGTGGGCGTTCGTGTATTGGCTTTCACCGACCAGGCGATAACCGCGTGCAGGAGCATCAGCGTTTGCGCCATCCTGCACCAAGGCCAGAAGTTCGGTGCCGGTCTTGAAGTCAGCCGCATTGATGCCAGGCTTCGCAACGATGGTCGGGCGGTCCAAATCATATGCGTTGATGCAGTTGATGTATTCTTGGTGGTTGCCATCAGGGGGCGAACAGGTGAAGCCAAGCAGGTTGAAGTCGTCCTGATTTCCCAACCAGAGGGCCATCGCAGCGATGTCATCGCGTTCACCGACGGTGTCGATATCGCTGTCAACATGGACGGCAAGGCGTGACAGGGGCGCGACCGGCGCAGGCTTGGCCCATGTGAACCCCTGCCCCTTGGCTTGCAGCCATTCGCCAGCCGCAGATTTAATCTGCACGGCATTCACAAGGTCCAGCTTGGGCATCAGGCAATCCTCACCACAATCTCAAGGGGGCCGGGCGTGGCTTCGTCGTATGCGGTCTGGGTATTCACTTCGGTGATGGTGACGGACTGGCCCGCAGGCCCAGTATCCCCAGTGTCTCCCTTGGGACCCTGTGCGCCATCTGCGCCTGCCGGACCCTGAATGCCCTGCTCGCCTTGGAGACCTTGTGCGCCGTCAGCACCTGCAGGACCTTGGATGCCTTGATCGCCTGCGGGTCCGGGTTCACCCTGGGGACCTTGAGGTCCTTCCGGTCCAGCGGGACCCTGCGGACCAGCGGGCCCTTGGGGGCCTTCGGAACCAGCGCCGCCATCTACCGCGACAGGAACGCCGCCCGGACCGTATCCGACCAGCTGTCCCTCAGAACCGGCCGGCAGGTTGCCTTCAGGCAGCGCGACCGCCACAGGCGCGCCGCCAGGGCCGAACGAAACGAACTGACCCTCGGTGCCTTCAGGCAAGCCGACGCCACGGGGGCCACGAAAACCAACGGTTACAGTAGGCATCAGCAGCCCCCCTCGATCAGGATGTTGAAAGTGTCAGCCAGCCGCCAATTCCCGCCGTCCTGGTAATAGACGGACACGGGATAAAGGCGCGGCGGCAGGTCGAGCGTGGACAGGTCGGCGACCCAGTATTCGCCGTCCCAAGTTGTTGCGATGATCCGGCATTCGCTGCCGGTGCCGATCCTGAGCTGGCGCGGCAGGTCATCCATGGAAGCGCCCGCATCATCCGCGATGCTCACGACCAAAGGCCCGGACGCGCCGGGCTTGTAGGTAACGGTTGTCATGGGGTGCCCTCTCAGGTCAGCGATACATCGATGCGGCGATACGATTGACCCGGCGCACCGATCAGCTTTGCCAGGATGATCCCGCTGCCGTCGGTTGATAGCGCCGTGTCCATGGCTGCTTGGGTTTGGTTCGTGCCAAGCCCTTTGATGACGCCAATGGAAACCGCAGCGCCCGGTTCGCAACCTTCCAGACGAACCGTCGGGCTGTCATGGGTCAGAACCGTCTCCATGTCGCCAATCGATAGCGGCGCGTCAGATCCGGTGACCAGAATGCGACCAACATTCGACGCCACAACCTGCTCCAGCGTCCCAGAGAAATGCCCATAGGCGTTGTAAGCGACCATCTGGATGTTCGTCGCTTCTTCGTTCATCGCCTCATGCCCTACGGCATGCAGCTTCATTTGACGGAAGCCCAGTGTGACGCCAGTAACGACAAGCCCGCAGCCCCGGTGATGCTCGACATGCAAATCAGCGCACTTGAAGTCGTTCGTTTTTTGGATGACCGAGAAGTCAGCATCCCCGAAATCGACAGCAGGATCGAACACTAGCTGTGCATTCGAAACTGCCAGAACTGCTGCTGCATCCAGGGTGATCGAAGCTCCGTTGACCGCGACGATCCGCGCAGGAAGCGGCAGCTTATTGTTCTCAAAGCTGCGCTTGTAAGCGCCCATGACATAGACCTTCCGACCGACGTCATCAGATGTGAGAACATTGGCCTCTAGGGTCAGCGTGCTTGAACCGGCTTCCATGCTCCCACGAACGCCGCCGAATGACCCAGGCACGCTATCGTAGACAGCTTTTCTTGGCTGGCTGACCGAAACGGTTTTGGCGTTGGTATAACCGGTAATTAGGAACGTTTGCGGCGTTGTGCTGGACGACGAGGCAAGAGTGATGCGGCGACCGACATCTGCTGCGCTGAAAACGTTCTGGCTCGCCACGATGGGCGATGCGCCGGTTTCAATGCTGAACGTCGTGCCGTCAGGAACCCGCTTAGCAACGACGTTATGACCGCATCCCCAAACGCTGACCTCATTAAGATCCACGTTCCAGCATTTTTCCATCCGCAGGCCGGTTGCTCCATGATAGCCACGGATACGGACGCGGCTCCATTTGGCAGCGCTGCAATAGCGATGCTCGACCAAGCAAGCCTTGGTTCCATCTTCTGCTTCGACGCCAACGTCTTCGAATGAATACGGTTGCCCCCTCGTGCTTGGGGTGGTCGGGTGAGTGAACTTTATCCCAACCGCAGAACGGCTTGGATTGCGGATCTTGAAGATTGATTGACGGTCCCCCGCCCCTCGCATGCCGAAAGTAGACGAAGGGTGGGCATCAATAGTCGTGACTAGGTAGGTTTTTGCGGGAACCTCACCGGTGTCTTTCTTGGACCGCAGCCAGTTCACCCAAAGCTGGACTGGCGCAGTGTCATCTGTAGTCCCGTTCCCGACTGCTCCGAAGTGATCAGGGACAGCCGTTCCATCCGGCGACCATTTTGCACTAGCGCCAGTGGTCAGCGCGGTCCCAGATGCGTCACGGACATACCGCAGACTGCCGACCCGGATGCGCGTCACAGGCGCAGGAATGAAAGAACCCTGCGCTTCTTCGCGCGTGGCGAAGGTAAAGGATGGCGCAGAGAAAAGAGCCTCAAACTCGAAATTGTCCAGCAACGAAATCACTGTGCGGGCAGCAGCAAGGACGCGGGACGTGTCAGAGACAAAGCGGACCTCATAAGGCTGATCCGTGATGTTGGTCCCCCGCCACGGCTCCGCTAGGGTGATCTGCGTAGCACTGTCGATGCTTGCGATACTGACGGACAGACCCCGCGCGGCGAACAGGTCATCCGCGCGAATGCCCGCTGCGGTCCAGTTGGTGCCAACGCCAGTCACAACGGCGCTGTTGGCCGACACCGAGACGGTGCCGACCTTGTAGCTTGACGGAAGGGCCATGCTCTAATCCTAGCTTGTTGGTTTTTCGGGCCAGACCGGGTTGGCAGGGTCTTCGGTCGTTTCAGGCATGTCGCGCAGTTGATCGCGATAGGCTTGCCATGTGGCATGCTGCTCTGTGGTCAGCCTTGCGTTGGGCAGGTCGGTCCAATCGCATTCGGCCAGCAGCCGGTCGCGTTCGGCGCGCAGGGCCGTCCATTGGATCGCCTCGGCGGCGGCATGGTCTGCTGCCGTGCGGGGATCGTTCCATACGGTGCCGTTCCACCTCGCCCAAGGTCCGGGGCGGGGCGGGTATTCATTAAAACCGCTGCCAGACCAATAGTGCAGGTCCGGGTCCGGGTCGCCGGGGTGGTAGTCTTGCCCCGCCCCGACATTCAGCAGCAGATGTTCCAGATCGGGCGCTTCCAGAACCTTGGCGACGACACCAGACATCTCGTCAAAGATGGCGTATTTCATCGCTTCACCCCCAAGGCGACCATGCTGGCCCTGCCGGAAATGCTGTCATTCACGGCACTCCAGTAGATGCTGTATGTTCTGGTCGCTGACCCAGACCCCGTGTCGTAGTAGATGCCGCTCGGCCAGTCGGTGCGCGCCCGCATGTTGGTCCTCTCACGCAACACGGTTGAACCGCGCCGCAAGCTGAAGTCCCACGCCGAGTCGGTGCTGTTCCCGAAGCTCTGTTCGATACCCCAGAGGATAATCACAGGGACACCCACGGGAACCGACATCGTGAGGCTCAGGATTTCGCGCAGCGTTCCGTTGTTTCCAAGGAACGTCGAGCCAGTCACGCCAACAGGAACCGTGACCGCGTTGCCCGCGATATACAGTTCGTCAATGCTGCCGACCCTGATCCGCGCCTCGTCCATATAGACGACGCCGTTGTCCACGATGAACGGAACCGTTTTTTCACCTGTTGGGCCGGGGGATGATGCAATGGCGAAACGGTCCACGTCGAAGACGGCTTGCGTTGTGCCATCAGACCGCGCGTCCAGATACATCCCCGCCGAATGGGTTTCCCCGTCCGCCGTGACCTCCGCCCGCAGGCCGATCCGCGCCTCAACACCGGATGGCTTGCTTTCACCCGTCACCCGAAGCTGACCGGATGCCGTGCCGCGATTGGTCTTGGCAGTCACCTGCGTGATCGCGTCAGCCTGCGCCGAAAGCCCGTCTTCAGTCGCATCGACGCGCGACACCAGCGCCTGCGTGGCACTGGCAACCGAGTCATCGATTGACGCCTCTACGCTATCGATCCGCGACCCAAGCGCGCTATCCTGCTGCGCCCTGGCGATTTCCTCTGTCGCTACGCGCGCGTCAACGGAAGCTATATCGCCGCCCACGACATCAAGCGATGCTTCCAGTTCCGTGGTGCGGATGGCGGCAGCTTCCTGCGCCGAAGTCAGGACGAGAATGTCCTGATTGAACGATGCAACGCTGCTGTTGAACTGCGCCGTCAGCGAAGTCTGCTGGCGGGCGAATGCCACCTGATCGGTGATGACCGTTTCGATCCGCTCGTCAAAGCTGGCTCTGGCGTTGCCGATTTCCGTGGTCAGGCTGCGGCGCAGCTCGTCACGGGCCAGCAGGTTGCCAAAATCGGCTTCGGCTGTCTGGGCAATGACTTCGTTGATCTCGTCGCGAACGTCCCGAAGATAGTCCCCGGTCCCGTCCATCCATTCATCGAAGTAGGCCAGATCCTCGCGAACCTCGTCCTTGATCTGCTCGACATTCACGTCCAGCGGGCCAAGGCGCACGTCCGGGGTGGTCACGACATACCACAGCGACCATGCCGACTTGGGCGTCAGGTCCGAGATCAGCCGCGCCCGCACTTCATACGTCACCGCAGGAAGGACGTTGCGCAGATACCACACGAACGGCTCGCCGAAGCCAGCCAGCCGGTCGATCTCCTGATCCAACTCGCCAAGCACGCGCGCCTGGATCTGGATATTGGTAACGCCGGTTTCGTTGCCGTCGCAGGACACCTTGATCGCCGCAGCGCGCGCCCGGTTGGCCTCGTCGGTCAGGGTCACGCCCTCGACCAGCAGGCCACGGATGGGCTGCACGAAAGCTGTCTGCTGCTTCGGCGGCACGATCGAAATCGGGGCCTCGAAGTCCGAGGACCAGTCATAGTCCGACGGGTCCACCTCGCGCAGGCTGACCAGCACGTTCATCCCCGGCGTCTTGCTGACGCTCTCCACCAGGAACCGCTTGTTCACATAGCCGTTGCGCTGGCTGGTCCACGACACCGTGTCGATGCCGGGTTCCAGCGCATAGGCTTCGGGCGGCAGGAAGAACTGATGCCGGCGCATGCGGCGGAAGTCCCGCATCTGCGACCGCATCAGGCGCTGAACCTGCTTGCCATAGGGTGCAGCCGGGTAGCTGATCGACGTGGGCAGGTAGCGCCCGCCGTCATCCTCCAGCGCATCGGCGTCGATGTATTGCACCGCGTCCTTGCTGGTCCAGCCCTCGCCCGGTTCGGGATAGGTGGCCGACAAGGCGTTGTAGGTGTCAGAGACCGGGTTGAACGGCTTGAAGCTCTGCCCCTCGGTGATCAGCACGCTGTCATCCGTGAAGCTCAGCGCCGACGTGCCCGCAATGCCGACGATGGGTTTGATAGCCCCGCCGACTTCCGCGAACCGCATGTTGGCCGCGCGTCCGATCTCCTCCAGCACATCAGCCGGGACCTGGCTGACAAGCACCTCCAGTCCGCAGCGATAGGCAGGCTCAGTGCCGCCCCCCGCCAGCGCGACGGTCGCATCGCACTCGTTGGCCGCAGCGATCCATTCCGCCGACGGCAGACGCCATGCGGGCATGTTCTTGCCGCCCCAGACCCATTCCCCGCCGAAGTAAATGCCGCGAATGATGTTGTAAGCGATCACAGCCGGGTTCGTCGAAGGCTGCCACGTCGCGGGGTTGTCCCACCGCTGCGCGCCCGATCCGCCGTTCGTGCTGTCAAAGCGCAGGTCATAGACGGCCAGCGGGGTCGCTTTGAACAGGAACTTCGGATAGCTGGTCAGCGTGTCGTCGTCATACCGCGTGGTGACGATGACGTATGCCTTGCCCTTGCCGATGGCGTTGGTGGTCCACGGGTAATCTTCATCCGACCCGAAGACATAGCGCAGGAACGGGTCAGCCGCCGTCTGCGTGCCGTCCACCAGCTTCACGGTGATCCGGTTGCCGTCATCCGACATGTTGCTCAGGATGCGGCCCATATCCAGCGCGCCAGCCGGGACGGTCGCGCTTTCGGTCCAGCCCTCGTGATCGAAGACCAGCCCAAGCGGCAGTTCGATGTTGCCGTTGATCGGCGTGATATGCGCCCGACGATCCGGCACGAAATCGCCCGTCTCGTCATTCACCCAGACTGCATCCAGACCGCGCACGGGAACGGCGCTGATCTCGATGACCTCGGTGATGAAACGCGTGTTCTTGCCCCAGCTGCCGATATACTTGCGCTGCCCTGCGGTGACGTAATCGCCCAGGGTGAAGCGCAGCGGCTGATCGTCGCCCATCTGGACGTCGAACTGGACCTTGGTTTCGCCGCCCTGTACCTGCTTGCCCATGATGAAGGTGCCGATCGCGTTCAGCGCGGTTCCGATGGCCGTAGACACCAGGAAACCAGCAACGCCACCCGCAGCGATTGTGCTGCCGACCCATGCCGCCACAGCAGCGACGGGGCCAGCATGTGCGGGGGCAGCCGCCGCGACCAGCGCGACGAGGGCAAGAGCAAATTTATTCAAGGGTCAGTCCCCGACTTTGAACGCGCGCTTCAGGTCGCTGCGTGGCCTGTGGCCGTGTCCTGCATCGGTCATCACGACCAACCCGGTTACGTCCACCATGCAAAGCGCTTCGGTGATTGGGCCGTCCGCAGCGACTACGCCGATGTCGCCAACGCGGGCTTTTGCGATGTTTTCATGCTCCGGCAGCTTCATCGCTACGAAGTCGCCAAGCGTCTCAGCACCGGCCTCTTTCATTAGCTTCAAAGCCCCGCGAGGGCTGGCGTATTTGCCCCGATATTCGCGGGCCGGATCTTCGCCCATGATCGCCTCGACAATCGCCGCAGCGAAGCCGATGGCGCAGTCATGCTTTCCCCATACGAAGGGGTCTTGGCGTTGGCGGTCCATCACGTCGGACAGCCTCTCGCGCCAAAAATCGTGACGCTTCATGCCGTCACCCCTCCTTGTAATACCAACGGACATTGCGCGACTTGATGCTGCCCGAATACTTGCTGAACGTGTCGCCCGCCTGCCGCTTCTGCTGCTGCGCGTGCGACGACTTCGCCGGGTTCACAGCCGTCAGCTGCGACATGGCGTCCGACCGAACCGACAGGCCGATCTGGCCTTCGCCGTTCACGTCCGGCGTGGCGATGTCCACGTCATCCACGATGCCCACCCAGACAAGCTCAGGGGTGCCCGTGAGGCGTCCCTTTGTCCATGTGGTGGCATGGACCTCGCAATAGGCGAGACGCACGTCATAGCCGCGCACAAGCTGCTGCGTGGCATCTGCGATCTGCGAGAACGTGACGGTGATCGGGTTGTCCGTCAGGTCAACGACATACTGGATGCCCTCGACCGACAGATTGGTGTTGCCGAGGAACGTCCGGCTGACCAGCCCGCCCGTCGTTGCGCGGACGTTGATCGTGATGTCCTCGTCGCCGGTCCACAGCCCCATGGGCCGCGTCTCGCCGGTGTCCCGGTCCTTTGCAACGACGTAGACGAAATAGACCGGCTCGATGCCGTCATCCCGCGCTGCCGTGAGGCTGTTGAAAAGCTCCGCGTCGATCTGCTTCATGGCTTCTGCACCAAGCTGATGGATGCGCCGTCGCCCCACCGCCCCTTGAAGTTGCTGAACGGCTGGAACCCCCCGGGCGGGACCATCACCTTCATGCGCGGTGTTGCCAGGCGAACAGATGCACCGACCGTCACCCCGAAGGGCACGACCGGGCGAACCGTAAGATTGCTGACGTTGCCCTCAGCCCCCGCCGTCCCGCTTTCCGCGAAGGTGGCGAAGTATTCCCGACCGCTGGTATGCGTGACGCTGAAGTAATCGCCCGCCGTGATCTCAAAGCCCGCAGGAAGCCCCGCAAGGCTGATCGTGTCCCGGTCGGTCGATATTGCCCCAACCGTCACCCCGCCGCCTGCGTTGCCGCCCACAGGCCCCTCGTAGAACGGGTCAGCCCACAGGAACGGCGTCGAACCGTCCAGCGCGTAGATCTTGGCGTTGATCTCGCGCGCATGGGCGGCTGACTTGCTGTAGAGGTCGATGCTGACATGCCAGAGCGGCTTTGCCAGGGAGTATGTCCAGAACCGACCATCGCCGGACCCGGACATCTCGTCATTGCGCCGCAGCTCCAGATTGATCCTGTCGCCCGTCAGGCAGTCGGCCAGGAAGGATAGCGGATATGGATAGGTGAGGGCCATTATCGCTTCCTTGGGTTGGCTTGGATGCTCTGCACGCGGGTTGGCAGTGCCTTGTCATAGGACGACAGGCCCTGGCGAACGCCGGACGACACCATCTCTTGGATCTCAGCGTTGCCGCGCGCCCCGGTGACGTTGATGTTGATGTTCACCGCGCTGCTGCCCGCAGCTTGCCCACGCGAATGATCCACGACCGTCTCGTTGGGGTGCAGGATCGCCGGGAACCCGCCCTTGCCGTCGATACCACCAGAGCGACCGCCCATGCCGGTAAAGCCGCCGCCGTCGAAGGAACGCACAGGCGCACCAGCCGCTCCGAGGGCTGAAGACAGCGCGTCACCGCCGCCGAACAGCCCGCCAAGCAAGCCGCCGATATTAAGCCCGCCGCCGCTGAACTGCGATGAAAGCGCGTTCTGGATGCCGCTGTTGATGATGTCCGCCGCGATCTGCTTGAACACCTGCGCAAGCCCGTCCCGCAGGCTCTCGCCCGCAAGCAATGCCCCGGCCATACTGTCCGCCACGCCTTGGATGGCGTCGTCAAACTGCTGCTGGCTTGTCTCGGCAGCCTCCAATTCAGCCGTCAGCCGCCCGACCTGCGCCGCCTGCGCGTCAATCTGCGCGTTCAGCTCGGCGTTGACCGGCAGGCCGCGCTTCTTGGCTTCGTCCAGCAGTTCCCATCGGGCTTTTGCCGTGGCGACTTCCTCGTTGGACTTGCCGACAAGGCTGATCTGGCGTTCGAGGTTCAGCAGGTCTTTCTCGATGTCACCGAAGAACGGCGTCTCGGCACGGGACGAAGAGGGAGATCCACCTCCACCCGACCCGCCTCTCTTGCGCGATCCGCCACCGCCAGAGGAACGCGCAGCCTTGGTGCTGGCCGCAGCGGCCTCTTCCATCTGCTTGATCCAGTCATAGCGGAAGTTTTGCTGTTCCTGTCGATCTAGCCCCCCGGCGCGGGTGGTAATGTCTTCACCGTTTCCGAAGCGGTCAAGTGACGGCGCAGCGAAAGAGGTTCCCGCTGCCAGTTGGATCGCTGCCGCCGCAGCCCTGGCGCTGGCAGCAACGCCAGCCATCTGGGTTTGCAGTCCAGCCGCAGCGCCACTTGCGACTTCCAGCGCACCTGATATTTCGGACGCCGCAGAATTAGCATCTGCAAACTGAATGGTCAGGCTGTTGGCCTGATTGATCAGATCATCTACGGCAATTCCGCTTTCTTCCAGAGCCGCTCTATTGGCTTCGATGAAGTCACGAACATCTGCCCACGCCCGAGCATAATCCTCCAAGCTTTCAGCGGATGCGACTGTCTCTAGCGTCGTTTTTAGCTGGTCCAGCAACGATACCGTGGGAGCCGCGCGGTCGCCCAACTCTGCTACGCGGTCGTTGTATTCCTGCTGAGTGATGATCCCCTGCTCCAGGGCGCGACCAACTGCCTCAATCGTCTGCTGATAGCCTGCAACAGAAGCCTCTTGGGACCCGACGTTGATCTGCTCAGTCAGTCCGGTAAGAACATCCCCACTGGCCTTCTTGAGTGCCCTTTCCGCGCCTTTCAGCTGTTCTTCATACGCTTCCCGCATAACCCCTGAGAGAGTGCGGTATTTTTCAATCAGATCATCAACTGGTGTCGAAAGATCCTGTTGCGCAGACGTCAGAGACTTCAGGGCACCCTCAAGTGCAGAGACGGTATCCTTGAAGTCGTCCGTTTTCTCATCAGCATCTTTTAAGAGACCGATCAGCAAGGGCATCGCAGAGACTGCAATACCGATGCCCGCGCCAAGCGCACCAAAGCCGCCAAGCAGCTGCGGAAGCTGCTGGCCCAATGACCGGACAACGCCCTGCCCCCCTGCGATCTGAACGAAGATATCCTGAAGCTGGAAGCTAACGTTCTGGAGATTGCTACGGGCCGAATTGGACATTTGACCGAACGACCTGGCGACATCCGCATTGCCCTTAACGAAGCCTTGCTGCATGCCTTTGCTGGCCTTGATTGCCCTCGCCTCGATCCTTGCCAACTGCTGAAGGAACTTCTGCTCGGTCAGGCCAATCGGAAGTTCAAGTCCGGCTTCACCTTCCGCCATTCCATTTATCTCCCAATTCGCAAAGCTTGTCGTATTCTTCGTCTGTCATCGGATCGCCGTTATGGGCGTGACCGCCGCTCTGCGCCCGGTTCCATCCAGACACGCAGGCCATGTATTCCCACAGGGTCATCTGCTTGACTTCGCGCGGCGCGAAACCCATCGCAGCTCCGCTGCCGTAGAAGCTGGAGAACTTTATTCGGGCGGGTTCTCCGCCGCCTCCGGCTCCCCCACTACGTCATGCTCCTTGCCCTTGAGCGAGTTGCTGATGATAGTAAACGCCAGCAGGTTCAGTTCCCCGATGTCGCCGTCGATGATGGCATTCTTGGCTTTCAGCTCAGCCTTGCCGCGATCCATCCCCGCGCCGATCAGGCCGAGGCGGATGCACGCCATGACCTCACGTATCTTGACTGGTGAATAGGAGAGGCTGCCACGCTGGACGCCCTGGGATAGACGGTAGCGAAGGTCAATGACCCCCGCGTCCGTCTGATCATCAAGGGCCTCAAGTTCGCCGATGCGAAGGAGGAACTCATCTTCGCCGCAGCACCAGTTGGCCTTGATCGGTTCCATCAGGCGTTGGTGTTGAAGATCAGTTCGCCATCGGAGACGATCGACACGGAGGCATTGGCCTTGTTCCCGCGCTCGCCGGAGATCTCCAGGCTGGTGATGTGGATGTTGCCCGACCAGAAACGACCGTTCACAGTATCGTCGGCCTTGCCGATCACAATGCGCGCGGGGATGCTTTCGGTCGTATTGAAGGCGTCCCACCAAAGATCGACGGCCTCGGCAGCCAGAACGCCGTTGCCGCTGCCGCTGAAATCAAGGCTTTCCACGCCGCGCTCGACCCAAGCGGCCATCTCGGGGTCATCGCAGTCCGGGACAGTGACATCTTGGGTGTTCTTCGAGAAGGTCAGCGTGTGGTTGGTCAGCCCGCAGGGGCGGATGTATTGGCCAGGGGTCGCGGGGTCTTCCAAGAAGATCGCGACCGAGCTGCCCACATAGGTAATCGGCTTCGCCATTTGTTAGGCTCCTGATGTGATTTGCCTTGCCCAAGGGCGAGATGGGCGCAGGGCCTAACGGTCCCTGATCTCTTGCACGCGATCCCCTGCCCTTTCCAGGCAAGCCCGCGTCAGGCCGAGGCGAACCTCTCCGGCCTTGAATGCGATGATGACATTGGGACGCGGCGACCAGTCGAAGGACGCCAGCACCCGCCATTTTCTTTGCATTGGCATCGGCAACGCCTATGTTTCTTCCAGGAACGGAGAGAACATGCACAAATCAGTTCAGGCACTTGTCGCAATAGCTTGCATCGTCATCATCGGTGTTGGCGGCTGGTGGATGAAGATCCAAGCCGATGAAGCCAAGGCCAAAGCCGAGATGCGCGAAACCGCTAGGTGGTTGCGGGAACTGGAAACTAACAGCTTGCGCATGAAGGCACAGGCCGAGATGGACCGCCGCATTGAAACATGCAGGCAGGCGTTGGCAGCCTATGACGAAAACGGCGCGACGTTCCTATTCGTGCAACGAGCCAGCGCCAAAGGCGAACTGACAGGCGACACGATGATGGCCGAAGTTCGGGCTTGCCGCGACCTGCTGGCGGGCTAAGCCGCCTCAACCTCATACCGCAGGCTGATAATGCCGTGGGCCGTCAGCCCGTCCGGGTCCATGACGATCCGCGTCAGGGGCGTTTCTGCCAGCACTAGCGCGTTGTCCGTCAGCTCAGGCAGCGCCAGCAACACCCGCCGCGCTTCCGCGACGATCCGCTTGCAATGCACCCGGCCAACCTTGCGGGACCATGCGTCCAGCTGGATGTTCACCTCTTGCAGATCGATGCACTCAACGTCCTCGTAAATAGTAAATTCCGGCCCGAAGCTGATGTATCCCTCAGCCTCACCAAACGGCGAAGAAGGCACCCGGTCATAGACGCCGCTGATCAGCGCCATCAGATCCGCATTTGCCGTGAGGGCCTGGTAGATGGCGGATTGCAGTTCTTCCGATGGGCTGCTCATGATGTCCAAGCCTTCCTGATGGCCCGGGTGATTGCACCCCGGACCCGCGTCTTGTTGGCCCGCCAGGCGGGATAAAAGAACGGGTTCGCGGGCATGTTCTTGGTGCCAAACTCTTGCAAGCGTGCGTTCTGGAATACCGTGCCCCGGCGAACGCCAGACTTCTTGCCTGCCGCCTCGCCTGTCACAAGCGTGCTGGTGTCGCCAGCCTTCAGCATGACCCCGATGAAGTCGGCCCTGCGGTTCGTCTTCACGCCCGATGAAGCGTTGCCTGCACGGCTGGCATATGCGCCCTTTGGACCGCCCGCCAGCGCGATGCTATCCACGTCCTCGACCCGGATTGACTTCAGCAGCTTGCCTTCATCGCGCGGGGCAAGGAAGCGCATTGCAGATGCGGTCTGCTCACCGCCATTCCGCGCCGCATTTTTGGCCGCAGCCCTGACAGCCGCCGCCTTGCGCCGAAACATGGCTTGCACCTGCGGGATGCCGTTAACCATCTGCGACCCCCGACTCCGCCAGAAACTCCAGATCCCGCTTGCGCTGATCCGTCGGGCGCAGCGGTTCGCGGATGTTGTATGTGACGCCGTTGACCTTGACCCGCCAGCCGGGGCTGACAGCCCTCGTCGCCTCGTGCGACCTGACCGTGATGATGACTGGCTGTCGCCCCTCAAGGCGGGCAGCTATGACGGACTCAGACCCCCGCAGATAGCGGATCGACACCCGTTCATCGAAGCGAGGCACCCAATCCGCAACAGAATTGCCGAAGCCGTCCGGTTGCTCGATGCGCTCCTCGAAGGCAGCAAAATCGAGCTTGCGCATCAGTCTTCCGCCTTGGCCTTAGCGACCTTGATGGCCTTCGCCCCGGCCAGAAGCTCGGCCCTGTCGTCGGGAAGTTCCAGCTTGTCACCCTTCTTGAAGGGGACGCCGCCGTAGAGATGATCTTTGCTGAACTCAACCGTTTTCACAGTGTCGCCCTCCTGAATGCGGAAACCTTGAGGGCCACAATCGCGCGAAGCCTGTCCACGTCGATCTCGTCGCCCTGCTCATAGAATGACCGCGCCATGAAGTGACCGGCCTCCTTGATGGCGTGGGGGACCTGATCGACCTCCCACCCCGCAGTATATGTAACCGTGACGGGACGCACAGCAGACGGCCACGTCTCGCCATGCCTCAGCCGCAAATGGCCGCTCTTGACGTCATAGATCGGGCCAAGAGCCTGTTCCACGCCGTCGGCGTCCAGGTAGGTCACCGATACGCTCCGGGCGTCGTCGGGGAAGCCCAGATCAACGTCCGCGAAGCTATCGAATTCCTCGGTGAACTCCTGCGCCACAACCGGGCGGCGCAGGATGCCGTTTTCAGGATCGGCAAGGTAGCTCTGCGCTGAGTCCAGATAGCCCTGAAGCTCCGCGTCATCGTCTTCAAAGGTGATGTGCAAGCGCCGCTTCAGTTCGGCCAATTGGAGAAAATCAGGCATGAGCTACCCTCCAGATCACGCCACGCCGTCGTTGTATACGAAGGCTTCGGGGCGAGTGACTTCCAGTGCCAGGCGCTTCTCGAACAGGATCGTGACCATGTTCTCCGAGAAGTTGTCGCCGTCTTCGGTCGAAGCGCGGACGGTCATGCCCATGCGATCCCAGATCTGCGCGCCGAGCGAGAAGGCACCGACCAGGAACGTGCCAGGCAGCATGCTGTCCGAGGTCACGACCGGCATGCCCCACAGGGTGGGAACCGCTCCGCTGGTGACGGACGAGAACAGGTAAGCGCCCTGAGTGTCCTTCAGCAGCTCGATCTTGGCCCAGTCTTCCGGGTTCATGATCACACCAGAAGCCGGATACAGCGCCTTGCGGACCTGAAGCTTGGCGATGCGGATGTCATCGACCAGGGTCGCGGGGGTGTAGCCGGTGGCCGTTGCTGCGGCATACGCGGTGGCGACATCCAGCAGGCCGTCGGCTGCCGTGCTACCGTTCAGCAGGTAGTCTTCTTCCTTCAGCAGCAGGCCGTAGCGACCGCGACCGTCGATATAGCTGCGCATCATGGGCGCATCGTCCAGGACTTCCATCGAAACACGGAAGCGGTGCGCGATCTTCTCGACCGGCACAATCTCCTCGCCAAAGGTCAGTTCGGACTTGGGCTTCAGGCCACCTTCCGCAACGATGGCGGCGTTATTGGTGAAGCCCGTTTCCACGATCGAGCGGATCGAGTTGGACGAGGTGGAACCGGCAGGAATCAGGCTGCGGATGCGCAGGTCGATCATCTGCGGCATCACCATGCCGGACTGCTGCTCGGGAACCAGGACCGAACGCGAGACGCCGGTTGCGATCTGGCCGCTGTTCAGGATGTCCTTCATTTCCAGCATGATGGTCGTGGGCTGCTGGGTCGTGGCTTTCGCCTTGAACTCTTCGCTGTCCACGAACTGCTGGCCGAGGCTCTTCACCTCGCGACCGGCAAACATCGACGCCATTTTCTTTTCGTGGGCGGTGATCGAGGCGTTCAGCTTCTCGATGTCCTGGCTGGACTGCTCCAGACGGCCCTTGATGTCGGTCGCGTCGGCGTCCGATTTGGTCTTCAGATGCTCGATCTGCTCGGCCAGATGCGTCGATTTGGTGTCACGCTCTTCGAGCATGCTCTTCAGTTCGCCGCGAAACACTTCGCGGAGTTCGGTATTGTCCGTCATGGTATTGATCCTGTGATGTGGGGATGCAGCTTCAAAGGCCGCGAAGTGCGTTCCGAATGTCCAAGATGCTCAGACGTTCTTCTTGCCCTGTGCTCACCTCACGTTCCGCACGGACACGGGCCACAGCAGCCGCCGCTGCCTTGGCCTCATCAGCCGAGAAGTCTGCCTCACGCAGAATTCCCTCGACAAATCTCTTGATCTCGATGGGATCAGGGTCGGTCAGCGATTTCACCGACTGAACCAGCGCATCAGGAAGCATCGGGAAGGTCACGAAAGACACCTCCCACAAATCAACCTTGCGCAGTTCCCGCCCGCCAGACGCCTTGATCGCATCGATGGCGCGATAACCGATGGACATGCCGTCGATCGCACCGAATTCCAAGTTTGAATGGACGTCCTTGCCCAGGGTGCTGTTCAGGTTGATCCGGCCCTCGACATGGAGGCCGTTGTCATCCTCTGCGAACTTGTCCCACACGCCGACCACCTGGCTGGGGTCGTGTTGGAACAGCATTTTGGGCTTGCGTCGCAGATCGCCAAAAGCGCCCTTGACGACGATATCGCCGCCCTGGTCGCGAATGCCGAACTTCGACGCATAGCCGGTGACTTTCCCGCGCTGGTCAACCTCAGCCTCCAGCGGGGCGAATTTGGTTTGGAGCTTCATTTGCCCCTCCTGGGGTTGGTTTCGGTTGCCAGTAATTGTCGCCCTTCGCAGGCAGGTTGAACGGCGAAAGCCCTTGACGAACCTCGTCGGGCGTCATCCAGGCAGCATTTCCGCCGCCGCCGAGTGCGCGAGAATAAATCTCAGCCCTGACCTGCGGGGTTGTCCGCATCAGAGCATTCTCATCGAAGTTCGGCCTGGCCTGCGAGTTGCGGAACAGCGAACGCCGCAACGCCGCCTCCCACCGCCCGATCCAAGGGGCCATGGTCTGCACCTGGTGGAACAGCATGGCATCCGAAACCGCCCCCTGCGCGCCGCTGCCTGCGGTCTGCATCAGGAAGTATGGATGCACGCCGTAGATGCGGCCAACCTCTTCGATCTGATACTTCAACGTGTCGTTCATCTGCTGATCGGCAGATGTCTGGACGAGCTGCTGGAATTTGCCGTCCATATCCACGACCGCGATGCCGGTCTTGCCGAATTGCTTCTGCCAGCTTTCCTTGAGGCGGGCCACGCTGCCCTTGCCTTCGCCTTCCTTGACGAAAAGAACCCCGTAGGGTGCAGATCCATCAGCGAACTGCGCTTGCTTTGCTTGCAGCCGGATCGACAGGCCCAGCACTTTGGCGCATGCCTTGGTGACATCCAGGCCGCAGTGCATATCCCAACGCGGCGACGTGATCTCCAGGATGTCAGACCGCGTAAAGTCGCCGTAGATGCCTTCGTTCTCGATGCTGACCGGCAGCACATATTCGCCGTCCTTGTAGACCCAGGGGCCGCACCACGAAGGATGCAGCGGGATCAGCTCGACAGGCTTGCCAAGCGCGTCACGCCGGATATACGCCCGACCCGCCCCCGAGAATACAGCGTGAAGGGTCATCATCTCCTTGAACTCGACGCCCGTCAGCAAGTCATTCGGCTCATCGTTGAGCAGATAGGCCAGATCATCGCCGCCGCGCCCTTCGGCCACCACAGGCATCATGCCCATGCTGTTGGCAATGGTCATTCCGGCCCGCAAAGCCGCAGAAACACCGGAGAACTGGCTGGAACCGAACTCCCCGACGCCATGAAAGAACACGCGGTCCTCTTTGTTGGCGGGATTTGCCTGCTTGACCTCTTTCGGCCTGAAAAGTCGCTGAATTAGGGTCATAGGACGATCAAATCCTCATCTTCGAGATAGGACCGCGACCGCGCATCCATCTGGCTGGCAGCTGAGCCAACAGCCATTGCAATCGTGACCATCCCGTCAATTCGACCGCGCGAACGGTTCTTATCGAACCATTTGTTCTTGTAGGCGTCAGAGTTCACAACTGCGTTCGATGCGCAGATGGTCGTCATCCGGTTTCGGTCGATGGTCAGCTCGCCCTTCAAGATCCGATCTTCCAGATGGCGGATCGACAGGGGCATGCAGAGCATCTTGTCCTCGAAGACCACCTTGCCGCCTTGGGCGTGCGGGACAATACGAAGCCCTGCGCCTTCCGGCTCGTCCGCCCCGCCGTAACGGTAGCAGGCGAACCCGGCTTCCTCAGCCGCGCGCATAAAGTTCTGGATGAAGGTGCTATCCACCACCATCTGCTCGACCTCATGGTCGGCGCAAAGCCGTTGTACCTGAGCCACGACGAACGAATAGTCGATGGTCGCGCTCTTCGTAATCGTCAGCTGCCCGGATGCCTCAATCTCCCGATAGGGGATCTGGTCAGCCGTGCTGCGCTCTGCCAGCCGTGCGTCCGTGGTGAAATACCACGTCTTCACGTCAAGCCTGTCACCTTCCCAGCAGCCCGAAAGCGCGGTCAGGTCGTTCTTCTCCGACAAGTCCAGCGACAAGTGCAGCTTGCGCCCCACCATCGCCGCCTCGTCTACTTCGCCCTGCGTACCTTCCCAGGCATCTTCAGCGATCCAGAAGCCCGCCGTCCCGACAGGGATGCCGAAATACAGACGCTTCGTCGTCAGGGCAGTCGAAATCATGTTGCGAGAAGTCTGAACTTCCTTGCGCACGTTATCGATCGGGTAGGTAATCCCCAGAGCTGGCAGAGACTTGACCCAGCAGCTTTCATCATGAAACGGGTCGTCGCCCTTGTCCGTCCGAGCAATGAACCCGAAGGCGCTGTCGTCGGTGTAGTCACCGCGCAGAACCTTCTGGAAATACTCGCTGTAGTCCGTCCCCACCTGCTGATCGATCGACGGCGTGTTCGTCCCCAGGACCATCATCGGGTCGCCGCTCATCTTCGCGATGGCCGCACGCCAGATCTGGATGGCCTTGTTCGATTTCATCTCGTGGATCTCGTCACCGAGAACCAGCTTCGGCTTCGGCCCCGAAATCGCATCCGTGTTCGCGACAGGCTGAAAGCTGCTGGACGATTTCGGATGCTCGATCTTCCAGGCGTTGTCCCCGGTCCCCCGGATGATGACACGCTGCGAGTTCTCTAGCGTCTCGCCTTCCTTCTCGGGGATATCGGCACGGCACATCGCAACCGCATCCCGAAACATGACCTTGGCCGTGTTCTTGTCTTCCCCGATGCAGTAGACCTCGGCCCGCTGGTTCTTGCGCCCGAGGATCTCATACAGACCCAAGCCAGCCATCAGCGGCGATTTGGCCTGCCCCTTGCCCGTTTCCAGCCAGATGAAGCGGAACCGGCGCAAGCCGTTCGCATCCTTCCAGCCATAGATCGACCCGACCACGAACAGATGCCACGGCAGCAGATGAAACGGCAGCCCGACCTTTGCGCCCTCGGTGATGCTGAGAACGGACGGAAAGAAATCAATCGCCCGCTCTGCCGATGCGGCATCCCACTTCAACCCGCGCGTCTTGCCGGTCTTCAGGTCCGTCAGGTGACGCTGCGCCGCAAGCCGAACCAGCTCCCCCACAATGATCTCGCCCGATATGGCCTTCCTGGCCCATTCGGTCGTGCGATCATTCGAGATAGTCATCAGCCTTGGACCGTTTCTGCGCTGGCTTCTGAGGCTCCGCATCGTCCTGCTTGGCAGGAATGCCCAGAGCGGTTTCAAACTTCATGATCTGCTCGTTCAGCTTGCCAACCGCATGCCAACGCTGATTGGCGAACTGCCCGCCGCTGTCAGCCTGCAATGTTGGCCCCTCCGCCATCGCCTCGGGATAGAGGAACTCGTATTCCGTCACCGCGCGAACGTAGCGATCAACGATGCGAACCCGGCCCGATGTCACCAGCCCGCGATCCTCCAAATCCTGCATGCGCTCCTTCCAAAGAGCCGCCGCAAACTTGATCCGATCAGCCGATTGGTCGTGGCCTGCGAACACCCTGGAGTAGGCGGGGCAGCGATACTTCACGGGGACACCCCTCATTCAAACCATTTCGCGGTGCGCACGAAGG